TCATGTCGGGCGCGCAGCGATGGCGGTCTCGATATCGAGCTGGCGATCGTCACGGGCTTCGTGGCCGTATCGGACCATCATGTGGACATCGGTCCAGGTGACGTGTCCGGTTGCGTCATGGTGACGCGCAGCCGTGCCTTGCGCTTGCGGACCGAACCAGTGCGCGTCCGATCCGTGGCAGGTGAAGCACCCGCTCCGTACATCGCGGCTGGTGGCGGTGACGCGATCGATGGGCTTCATCAAAACAGTCCCATTTGCGGACCAGCGCTGAACGGCACGATCGCAGCGAGGCGGGCTTGCGCCTCTTCGTCCACCGGACAGACTGCGCCTTCGTCGTCCGGGCGACTGCCATCAGGGTTCGCACGGGTGGCATGCGCCTCATACAGGCGCGCGGCAGCATCATCACCAAGTGCGCGCATCGTCGACGCGCTCGACAGCATGCCGTCGCGCCACGTCCCCGAGAGCGGGTGTCTGCGCGACGCGGGGTCCGCGACCGTCACAGATGACGCCACCGGCTGGCTCACCGAGATCGACGCCGCCAGCGCGGCCCGGTTGCGATCGATATGCCATTGAAGGACGTCAACGATGACGTCCTGTCCCTCCCGGCCGGTCTCAATCCTACGATAGAGCGAGACACGGGCTTCAAGCTGCGCCACGAATCGTTCCGCCCATGAGCGATGCGCCGGCGTCATGCCGCCCACCCAAACAGGGCGTTGATCTCGGCTGCATCGAGCCGCTCGCCTTCGCGAACAGCCCGGACGGTCCGGTTCCACAACCGATGGTGACGGTCGCGAAGCACTGCTGTCCAGCCAAAGCGACGAGCCTTGCGGCGGACTCGTGCAACGGCGTCGCGCATGGTCCGGGGTGCCTGACGCCAGTGGGTGCCACAGATGATCCGCTGATCATATCCGTCCGCACCGGACGCGAAGGTTCGACCACAGCCCTCTATGCAGCAGGGAACGCGGCCGACATGGCGTTCGCAGCGATGCTCGCCGGTGCAGATCTGAACTAGCGCGATTGGAGCCTTCCACGTCCCGCCGCCAGTCAGGGAGCCGCAGCAGCCGCAATGCGGTGCACGTCTCAGCTCGGCAGGATGATCCCGCCAGCGTACCGGCCGATCGGCGAGCAATTGTTCGGCGGCGAGCAGTGTAAAAAGCCGGGGGTGATCGAACTCTTGCCAGCACCAGCGACCGCCACTGTGCCAGATGGCGGCACCAGTATCCGGATTAACGATGTGCCAAGCGTCACGGTGGATCATTCTACGATCTCCGGATACGCTGGCGTCAGATGGAGCGGATTGGCGTCGAGCCATGCGACGGCGCGACGGCAGGCGGTGCGCCAGTCATCCATTTCGAACCAAGTCCATGCGGATGTGACCGCGTACTGGATGTCGCCGGGTAACCGGCTCCAATGCTCGCGACACATCAACTTCCACATGGGCAGTGCCGTCACGCAACCGGGGCCTGCGCAACAATGGCGGACAGCGTTTCGGGCGGCGCGACGGGCCATATTAATGGAGACCGAGCGCGTTGCGGTAGGTTTCGACCAGCGCGTCCATCTCGTCGCGCGCGTCTTTCTCCATTTTGCGGAGGCGGACGATCGTCTTCATAGTTGCGGGGACGAACCCCTGCGACTTAGCCTCGAGATAGACATCCTTGATATCGTCGGCCATTCCCTTCTTTTCCTCCTCGAGCCGCTCGATGCGCTCGATGAAAAGGCGCAGTTGGTCGGCGGCCACATTCTCGTCAGCCATGAATTGCCTCCTTCGTGTTGGCAGGCGCGCGGGTGATCGCCGCGTCGATCGCGGCGAGATCGGAGTCGTAGAAATTGCGAGCGGCCATGATACGGGCGAGGCGGCGGTCGCCGGCGAGAAGCGCGTCGACGAAGTCGACGAGCGCCGCGCGATCGTCGACCTGATCGTCATTATCGCTCGTGCAGCCGTATCCGCAGGCGGGACAGCTCACTGGGCCACCTCCGCGAGGTTGGCCGCAATATCCTGCGGCGTGTAAAGGTGCCCAAGCGTGCCCCCGATCAGGATTGCTAGCGTGAACATGGCGGTCCGGACGCGGCGCTCGCGCGGATCGGCGCGGCCATAGCCGGGCGTACAGCGGGGGCAGTGACAGTTATGCGCGTGGATGCCGCGGACGGCGCGCGTTGAGCGCGTCCAGTGGGTGGACTGATACGTCATGCCGCGACATCCTCGGCGCGCGTCGATCGGTGGAAAGCGCCGACCATCCATGCGGTGGACGACTTGGTCCCGGCTTCGTGGCAGGCGCTGCACAACGACGGCGCGACCCAATGACAGGCGGTGGTCTGCCGATCGCCGCACGCATCGTTCTGCGTGCAACCGCAGCCCGCACAGATCCGTGGATGCCGATCGGCAGGATCGGTGAGAAGCTGCCGATAGACGGTGATATCGAACGGAAAGACGGTGCGCAGCCGGGCAACGTCGTCGAGGTCACCGGCGTAGCCATCGGTTTCCCACAGGCGCAGCAACGCATAGGCTGCCTGCCGCTCGGCCATGAGCGGTGCGAGCCTAGCGGCGGCGTCGTTCATGGTCAGGCGGGCCGCGCCCCGGCGGAGGCGGAGATAGGCAGCAGGCGTCATGGCAACCTCATTCTCGGACGAGTTGGCAGAATGGCGGGAGTGACCGGTCATCGACGGTCGCCCTGGATGCGAGCGAATGCGACGATCGCGAGCGTCGGGATGGCGATGACCACGCAGGCGATGATGAGCACGAGCGCGGCCCAGCGCGGGTGCGCACGAGCGGTCGACAGCATGATATCCGGCGTACGGCCCGGGAGACGGGCGGGATCGAGCGGACGGGGTGGCATCGGCACGGATAGGCTCCTTTCAAAAAGTCAAAGGGGTGGCGTTCGGACAAGCGGGGGGAATCGCGTCCGGTCGGTCAGGCAGGAGGGGAAAGAGCCGGCGGTGTGTCCGCCGGCAGATCAGACGGGGGTCATGGGATCCCCGACCGCTGCCGGCGGCCGCTCGATGGCATCGTCATTGGCCGGGATCGGTGCGTCGTCGTTCGCCGGTCGGAGGCGCGGGACGCTTCGGGTCTGGCTGGAAAAAGGGAGGCAGACCTCCGGGTTCGGCCTCTCGCTGGACCGGACCGTAAGGATGATCGAGAGCTGCGCGACGCAGGAGAAGTCGCACTGTTCGCAGACCATGCGGGTCGTGCGGACGGTGGGCGTCATTTGTTCGCTGGTGCGTGTGATCAGGCGATCACCGCAGTGGGGGCAAGGGATGCCGATGTTTCTGGGACGTTGGACGCGCTTCACTGTTGGGTTCCCCCCAAGGATCCAGCTCCGGCCACCCCGGCCGGTTTCAGGAATGCATTGAGGGAGCGGCCGACGCTGTTGATACAGCGCACCGCTTCGCCCCACTCGTAAAGTGCCCGGTGAACAGCCGCCATTGTGGCGCTCGGCTGGACGACTTGCAGGGCGGCATGAACGGCGTCGCCGACTTCCTTCATCGTCTCCCCGATCTCGGCGGTGAGAATGACGGGACAGGCAGGCTTATCGTAGAGGTTGATGCCGAGCTGTGCGGCATAGCTCTCGAAGATCGGTGCGCCTTCGCCGCCGGCGCGCTGGTAAGCGATGTCCAGCGCGAGCGCCTGGGCGATCGTCGGCGAGCCGTGTGTGTCGTCTTCGGACCAGAACTGGACTGCGCGTTTTGAACGGCGCACCAATTTTGCCGCGACGGGAAAGGTGATCTCATCGGCGACGCGCTTGACGGCGTAGCCAAAGGAGAAGGGCGAGCGCATCTTTGTCACCCGTCGCATTCCTTCATTTCGTCCGCGTCATGGAAAGCGATCGATCTAGCCATGGGTGCTACTAAGGCAGTCTCACGGGGATACAGGTCAGGACGGAGATCATGACGGGAGATACCGGTGCCAGCCTCGACCGGGAGAACGAACCGAGCCGGGAGGGGCGAACCCTTCTTCTTCAATTGCGACACGTTGCCGGGGGTGCATCCGCAGATCGCTGCCAGCGCCGCCCAAGAGCCAGCCTTGTCCGCCGCTCGAGCCATCGATTCGATCGCGATTGTTAGCTGAATATCATCCATGATCTTCATTTAGCTGACTATCATAGCTAGTCAAGCGCAGACTGATATAGGCTCCTAAATAGCGGATGGTATGAAACTGGATGGCCTCCGTGATAAACAAAGAGCGCATTCGGTTGGCGATGGACGCTCTCCCCATCGATCAAACCGCACTTGCGAAACGTGTGGGTTGTACCCCGGGCGCTATTAGCCAAATCGTTTCGGGGACGTCGCTTCGCTCGAAGTTCCTCCCAGACATTGCTGACGTTCTCGGGGTATCCGTTCGCTGGCTGCGTGCGGAGGACGACGAAGGTGGTCCTGGATCACGTCCGCCGCTACCCGACCTGCCCCCGGTGAACGACGACAGTCCGGACGTTGTGCATATTGAGCTGCTTCCGACGTTCGCCGGTGCGGGCGGTGGTGGGACCGGCGACGGCGACCATGCCACTGTCGTATTCGCACGATCGCTGATCGAATTCGAACTTCGCGCGCATCCAACAGACGTGCTGGCGGTCCAGATCGAGGGCGACTCGATGGAGCCCGATTTCCGCAGCGGCGATCAAGTCCTCGTAGACAAGCGTCGGAAGTCGGTGACGCAACCGGGGGCCTTTTGCCTGTGGGACGGCGATGGTTACGTCATCAAGCTGCTCGAGCGTATCTACGACAGCGAACCTCCGAAGGTCCGCGTGATTAGTCGCAACCAGATCTACTCGCCTGCGGAGCGGTTGGTAGACGAGGTTAAAATCATGGGGCGTGTCGTCTGGTTTGGGCGGCGGGTATAAAGATAAAGGATGCTTAATATGGCCTATAAGACATCCGACAGTGTGACGCGTGGCGATCTCTTCTTACTTATATCGGGCCTTGTTCGCATCGCAAATCAGCATCACATGGCGCTCGTGTCCCTAAAAAACGGCGATATGGATGCGCTTAGCCGCGAGCTGGGGGAATCAAGTAGAATGTTGGACGAGGTAATCGATCGAGCGCTCAGTTTTTCAAACGGGGACAGCAACGATGTCCGTTGATCGACGCTTGGAGCAGCTCCGCGAACAGGAAAGTATCGTTCGGGATTTGCTTGAGCGAAGTGAAGCCGTACACAGGTCGAAAGGCGGCGGCCCAACCGGCACTGGTGACGATATGAACGACGATTGGAAACAGAGCGTAGACCGCCGGCTTGACGTTTTGCACGGTGATGTGCGGGGTCTGCTACGGAATGGAGTTGCAGCTGGCGTCGTCGCTGCCGGGCTACTCGGTGGCCTCTACTTCTACGTGAACGATCGCGTCGATGATGTCGACGACAAGGTTGTGGCCATCCAGATTGCCCAAGCAAAGATGGACGGCCAGATCCAGTTGGTGAACACGAAACTCGATATGCTTCTCGAGCGTACGAAAAACGCCCGGTAGGCGGGCGATTTTCTTCTTCCCTTAGAGTGATGCCCGGACTGCCAGCGCCGCGCGCGCCGCGTCGGCCAGGAAGGCGGACCGGTTCGGCGCGATGCGATCGATCGCGGCAACCAGCCCCTCGTCCATGCTGATGTTGAGGCGCATGGCCCGGCCGGGCCGATCGGCGCGGACGAGCAGGCGCAAAACCTCGTCCACCTCCGGATCGCGCTCGATCGCGAGCAGATCGGACGGATCGGCGATCACGTCGCCATGCTGGGCCGATACGAGCAGGTGGCCGGCAAGGGCCTCCTCTGCGTTCCGCGCGGCGTCGCTGACGGTGTCGCCAGCCGAAGTGCAGCCGGGAAGGTCGGGAAAAAGGACGCTGAAACCTTCGCCAGCGCGCTCAACGATTGCGGGATAGTAGACAGTTGCCATGGCGGGCGAGCCTTTGCGACAATGTTGGTAGGAAAGAGTGGCGTCCGTTACCGGAGCGCCACCCCACTTTGTTTCTCGATGCTCTTGATGGTCCCGATCGCCATCTCCGCCTTCGGGTGAGGGACAGTGACGGTGCCGGGTCGATCCGGGTGACGGAACTGCTTGTGGCTTCCGGTCTGGCGAACCTCGGTCCACCCGGCCCTTTCCAGTTTCCTGATGATTTCACCGCTGCGCATTCGCCTCCCTTTCGATGTGTGTAGTTATACACAACCGGAAGGAAGGCGCAAGCGGATTGTGTAGGCGTGTGTAGTCTAGGCAGCTTCCAGCGATAGCGTGCTGGTAAGACCGCCGTTGCCGTTCAGCGTGTGCGTTACCTCCGCGATCAGCCATGGGGCTGCATCGATTTCGCTCTTAAAGCCTGACACCTGCAAGCGCTGTTCCGGGTGCAGATCAGGACGGCCGAGCGCCGGGGCGAGAGTCAGTTTGCGCGGTGCGCGCGCGGCGCGCCCCAGCTCGGCCGCCGCCGCCTTCTGTGCCGCGTCCTCGCTCGCATAGACTCTGGCCAGCTTGCGCGTCTTGCCGGCGTTGCCGGCGGTCACGCTCTGCTTCCTCGCCGATGCGCGGTCGTGCCAGTCGACGGTGACTCCACTGGCCTCGTCGCGTTTTTCGACGGTGTAGCTATGCTGGTCGCCGTCCCGCCGGCGGAAGGTGGCGGTGGGGATCGTGCGGCCGGACGCTGTGACGCCCGCGCCGATCGCCGCGAAGATCAGCCGTCCGGCCTTGATCGTGGCCACCGCGTCATGTTCGCGGCCGAGTCGCTTCAACAGCGCGAGATCGCCTTCCCGGCTTTGCGCGAGATAGGGCACCGGGATCGACGCGAGCGCCGGCGCGACATGCGGCTCGAGCGCCTGGCGCTTTGCGATCTCGGTGACGATCGCGCCCAGCGTGGTCGCGCGCCAGCTCTGTTCGCGGCGAGCGCGGCCGGCGCTGGTGAAGTCGGCGGCGCGCGCGCGGATGGTGATGCGGTCGGGCGGGCCGTCATGCGTGACCTCGTCGACGACGAAGCTGCCCTTGTCGACCAGACCGGGCGTGACCTGACTGCCGCTCGTCCAGCCGAGTGCGACGGATAGGCGCGCGCCGGCGCGCGGGATCGCCATGAGGCCGTCGCTGTCATCGATGACGACGTCGAGCTGATCGGCCTCGTCGCCGCGCTTCTCGGTCAGGGTGAGCGAGATCAGGCGCGGCGCAAAGCGCGCGGTGAGATCGGTCCCGTCGAGCGTGACGCGGAAGGCAGCGACGTTGGCGACGAACGATGTTTGTGCCATCAGAACAGGCCCCACCCGTTAAAGCCGGACATGCCGGCGGTCGGCGCGGTAGCGGCGTCGTCGACGCGACGGAGATCGATGCCGAAATCGATCTGTCGTGCCGTACCGTCCGCGTGAAACTCGCGGTGGCGTTCGTCGAGGCTGGTGATGACATAGGCTCCGTAGGCCCGGCCCGAGCCGTCGACCAGCGACCAAGCCTGACCGCTGGCACCCATCTCGCGAAGCTGATCGAGCGACGCCTGTCCGTCCTGCAATTCGGCCATGGCCGAGCCATTCAGCGCGATCGTCTCGTCCCCGACCCCGAGGAACTGCGACGCATCGCGCGCGCCGACGCGCGCCTGCTGTGCATGTCGAAAATCCGTGCGGCGTTGCAGCTCCTGATAGGCGAGCGTGGGCAGCGAAAAGAGGAACAGGCCGAGCGACATCATCATAGCGGGTTATCCGTCGAAGGAGTCGGAGAAGCTCGACCGGGCGCGCGCCTGATCATCGCGTCGAAGCCGGGCGATCTCGTCGCGGACCATGCGTGCCAGATCCGGGGCGCTCTGGCCGGGCGTCTGGTGGATATGGATCTCGATCGGCCCCAGCGCCGCCGGTGCAGCGCCAGCCGCCCCCCGTGCCGCCACGCGCGCGGGCGTTGCCGCAGGGGCGGGCACTGCGGCGGCGATCGAGACGGCGGTGGCGATCTGGCGGCCGAGGCCCTCGATCCTCGCGACCGGCGAGCCGGCGGCGGTGGCGTTCGGCATCGCATTGGTCAGCCGCCGCGCCATCCGGTCGATACTGCGCACCGGCCCGTCCGCGCCGCCGTCGATCCCGTTGCGCAGCCCCGTCATCATGAAGCCGCCGAACCCGGCGAAGACGCGGGATGGTGAATGAATGCCGAGCTTTTGCTTGAACCATGTCGCGGCGGACGTCGCAGCGCCCACGATCGTCGCCTTGAGCTGGCCCAACATGCCGGTGATGCCACCGATCAGGCCAAGGATCAGGTTACGGCCGATGCCGGCGAGCTGCGCCGGCATGGTGCCGCCCAGCCATGCGATGCCCCCGGTAAAGGTGTTGCGGATCCCCGCCCAAAGGCTGGTGAAGAAGCCCTTGACCGCCCCCCAATTGGAATAGATCGCATAGGCTGCGACGCCGAGGCCGATGATCGCCGCGACGACGCCGGCGGCGATGCCGATGACGGGCAACAGCCCGACGCCGAGGGCGGTAGCTACCCACGACAGCGCCGCAAAGGGTGCCAATGCCCCAGCAAGCACGATGGCCGCACCGCCGAAGACGAAGAGCAGCCCGGCGACGGCGGCGGCGAGGATCGCGACCGCCTTTGCCGCGCGCGGGTTGCGGTCCGCCCATGCGCCTATGCTGTTCGCCAGATCGGCGGCTTTGGTCATCGCGGCGGTCGCCGCCGGCAGCAGCACCGAACCCATGGTCAGGCCGAGCGCCTTGGTTGCGATCTCGTAGCGCCTGGCCTGCTCCGCCCCGTCCTTCAGTCGCTCGGCGAAATCGGTGTTGGTGACGCCCTTGGCGTTCATCGCCCCATCGCGGATCTTGCGAAACTCGGCGAGGTTCTCGAGCAGCGGGCGTAGCGCTGCCTGCACCTGCATATCGCCGAACAGATAGGAGAGTTTCGAGCGGTCCCCTTTCAGCGCCTTGTCGGTCAGCTCGGTGATCGCCTCGATCGGACCTTTGCCGTCCGCCGCGGCTTTCTTGAGCGCGGCGGGCAGATCCACGCCGAACTTCTTGAAATTGTCGTTCGCCTCCTTCGTACTGATTTTGTTGAGCAGGTTGAGCAGGTTGTTCCCGGCGGTGGCGGCGTCGCCGGCACCCTTCCGCGCGATCTGTGCGCCGGCGGCAAGATCGGCGACGGCGCGCGTGCCGGTCTGGCCGAGCGCCTGATAGGCGGCAGTGAGCGCGGGGAACTGCCCGGCCATATCCTTGATCTCGAACGCGCCGGATTTGCCGGCGGCGGCCATGATGTCGATGACGCGCGCGGTCTGCGCGATCGGCACTTTCAGATTATCATTGGCGGCAAAGGCGGCGGCTGACAGATCCTTGATATCTGCCTTGTACGCTGTCGCCGCACGCCCGATCGGCTTCATCATCTCGACCGCCTTGCGCGGATCGAGGCCGAACCCGGCGAGGACGTCGACGCCTTCCTGCAACGCCTCGGGAAGCTGGTTCGCGGCCTTGGCGGCGGCGACCAGCCCGATCCCCATCTTGCGCGCTTCCTCGCGGCTCAAATTGGCCTTTTGCGCGATGTCGGTCATAACCGACTGATATTGCATCGCGCCCTTAACCGACCCGCCCAGCGGTGCCGCCACGGCCATGCCAGCGCCGACACCGGCGGCACCGGAGGCCAGCGCCCCGGTGGCCAGCCCCATGTTGCGGCCGAACCCCGCCCGCGCGCTCGACAGGCGGCGGCTGCGATCGGCCATCGTCTGCATCCGGCGCGTCTGTTCGGCCAGCTCGTCATTGGTCCGGCTGGCTTCCTGCCGGAGATCGCGTTCGTGACGCGACAGCGCGTTGGTCGCGACGCCGGCCGTGCGCAGCCGCTCGCGCAGCTCGCCGAGGCGGGTGCTGTTCGCCTGAAACTGTGCTTCGAGACCGGCCGCCTCGCGCTTGGCCTGCGCGAACTCGGTGCGCAATTTGCGGCTGGGGTTCTCGGTCTGCGCCATCTCGCGCCCGAGTGCGGTGACGCGGGCGCGGGCGGCGTCCAGCTCCGCGCCCGCCGCCTTCATGCCGCCCTTCAGATCGCGGAAGGCCCCGATATCCCTCTGCGCCCGGTCGATGTCCTTCAGCCGGTCGCGCATCGCCTTGAGTGACGCGGCGGCGCGCGTGGATCCGCCAGCGAGATCGCGCAACGGGCCGGTGAACTTGTCCGACGCCTCGATCAGCATCCGGATCCGCAGGTTGCGATCGGCCATGTGGGATCCTTACTGGTCAGGGTTGTGGCGGGCGACGGCGCGGGCGCGCCACTGCATCAGCTCGGGCAGGCTCATCTGGTCCATGACGGCGGGCGACCAGTGGAAGACGATGGCGAGATCCGCCATCGGCTCCTCTACGCGGTCGGGAAGTCCGCTTTCGCCGCCTTCGGCAACAAAAAATCGATGACCTCGCTGGCGAGCTGCATCAGGTCCGCCGGGTCCATCGCTGCGACATGCGCCTTCTGAAGCACCGGCTGGGTAATGCGGGGCGCGATCGTCTCGATCGACGCATAGTCGCCCTGTCCCAGCGCCACGAGCGTCAGGCCGCGCAGTTCGCCCGCACCGGGCTTGCGCACCGTGATCTGCGTGCCGGCCTTCTGGACGACGGTGTCGGCGACCTTGATGTCATAGTCGAGCGTGAAGCTGGCGAGGGCGACCGACGTGGCGGAAGCGATGGCGATGGTGGAGGCGTCGGTCATGGGGGCGGCTTTCGGTCAGGAGGCGGTGGGTGATACCCCGGCACTTGCGGCCGGGGCGGATGTCAGATGCCGAGGGCGTTGCGGCGCTGCTCGAGCTGGTCGACGCCGTTCACGATCTCGATCATGTTGATGATGTCGATCTCGATCAGCGTTTCGCCGTTCCAGAGCATCTTGTAATAGGACAGCGCGAGCTTGGTCTTTTGCTCGGTCTTCTCGCCCGGCTTCTGTTCGCCGGGGTCCAGCTCTTCCGTCCGGCCGCGCACGACATGCTCGACCGTGTCGATCGTCCCCTGCTCGTCGTTCTGGTAGGTGCCCATGAGGCGGAGCATCTGACCAGAGATCTTGCCGCCATATTGCGCATACAGGTCGCGCATCGGGCTGGCGGTGACGATCTCGCATTCGAGCGCCTCGCCGCCCATGTCGATCTTCACCGGCCGGTCCATGCCGCCGGCGCGGTGTTCCTCGAGCTTGCGCACCAGCTTGGGTGGCGTGAACGCCATGGCGTCGCCGACATAGGCGTTGCCGTCGTTGAAGATCATGATGTCTTTGAGGTTGCGCGGGAAGGCCATCGGGGTTCCTGTCGGTCAGATCGGGCGGGCGGGCGGAGCGGCGGCGGTCAGGCGGCGTTGGCGGAGACGCCGGCGACCAGATCAGCGAAATAGCTGTCGGTGATGCGCTGGATCAGCGTGATCGATTCCGCCGGCGGCGTCGGCGTGTAGTCATAATCGATCGTCAGCTTGCCGGCCGACAGCGTCGCGCTGGTGTTCTTCTGGACGTCGAACCATGCCCGGCCGCCGAGGATCAGCTCGGCCGTCTTGAGCTGGCGCATCTCCGCGTTGATCGTCTCGACGATATCGCGGACGAGGCTCGGTCGCAGCGGCTTGTCGATCGCCCAGGTCAAACCGTTGGCGATCGTGTCCTGAAGCACATGCGCGGTGCGGACCGCGCTTTCGAACGCGAAGAGCGGATCGGCAGAGCAGGTGCGCGATCCCCAGATCCGGAAGCCGCCGCCGGTGCGGACGATCGTCGACACCTGCTGCGCGTTGAGCAGGTTCGCTTCGCAGCTCGGATCCTGAATATCGAACTGGATATCCTTGGTCGTGCCCAGCACGCCCAGCACCGGCACGTTCGAGATCGTCTTGTTCCAGCCCTGCTCCGCATCGATCGCGGCGCGCAGCCCCATGGCACGCGCGGCGGCGAAGCTCGGGGCGTTCGCGCCGGTGGCGGTATCGAACGCCACGAAGTCCGGCGTCAGCAACATCAGCTCGCGCGAGGTGAAGTTGGCGCGATAGGTGATGGCGGCGGCGAGATCCGCGCCGATCGCGGCGGCATAGACCATGGCGCGCAGCTTCTTGCCGATGACGGTCAGCGCCGTCGTGACAGGCAGCGTGTCGAGGCCCGGCGCGCCGAGGATGCGCGGCTTGATGCCGAGCCGGCCTTCCGCCGCCAGCAGCGCCTGCATCCCCGTCTTGAGGCCCTGCGCGGTCGTGGTGCCGATGACGCTGGCATTGGTGGCGGCGGTGTCCGCGCCGGGCGCGACGCGGATCACGATCAGCACCGGGCGCGCCTGATCGGCGATGGCGCGCAGCGCGCCGTGCAGCGTGCCGGCGACGCCGGCCTTGCCGATCGCGGCGTCCAGATCCGTGATCAAGACGGGCGTATCGAGCGGGAAGACGGTGGCGTCGGCGTCGAACGCGGTCGCCAGCAGGCCGATGACGGCGGTCGCCACGGTCACCATGCTACGCTGAAGCGCGCTCGTTTCGGTTACGGAAATGCCATGCGCGTAGGCCATGCGGGATCCTTTCAGACGATCGAAGCGGAATAGGGGATGTCGAGACGGGTCCGGACGGCGGGCAGGACGTCGAGCCGCTGCGCGTCGATCGAAAGGATGAAGGCCCCCGGCACCCCGCCGCCGGCGAGCGTCACCGCCAGCAGCCGGATCCGCGGTTCCCACCGCAACAGCGCCATCGCCGTCGCCGCATAGATCCGGAGGCGCAGCGACGGCGTGACCGGCTTGTCGATCAAGTCCGGGATGCCGGAGCCATATTCGCGCAAAGCCACGCGCGCGCCGATCGGCGTGAACAGGATGTCGGCGACCGACTGGCGGAGATGCTCGGCACCCGACAGCGGTTTGCCGGTGCGCGCGTCCATGCCGTTCATGGCAGCGGCCCTTGCGACTTGCCGCCGCCCGGCTGGACGCCGAGATGGGTATGCTTCGACAGGCTGATTCCTGCGCCGACGACGTCGCCCTGCGCAGTCGCCTTGCCGCCGATCGCGACGTCGTCGCTGGTGGTGAGCTTGCCGACGATCTCGACCGGGCCGATCAGCTTGATGCCATCCGGCGCTTCTATCTCGGCCCGGCCGCCGGCGGGCAGCTTCGCGACCAGCCGGTGCGTTTCCGCATCATAGCTGATTTCGGCCCCGTCGACGAAACGGAGCAGGTCGACCTTGTCGGCGCTGGACGGCGCGGCGTTGGCGTCGGACGACATCCCGGCGAGGAAGACGCCGGCGGCGGTGTCGCCTTCCGGGCAGAGCAGGAGGCCCTGCTCGCCGATGGTCGGCGGCGACCAGCATTTGGTTCCGCCGGCACGGAAGGCCAGCCACGGGATGTCGCCGGTCATCAGATCGCCGATCTGCACGGTGCAGGTCGCGTTGGCGCGGTCGATGGACGCGACGGTGCCGACGCGGATCACGTCGCCGATCAGGCGTTGAAGGTCGGAAGGGTCGCTCATGCTGGCGGACCATGGCGCGAGTGTTCCATGCGCGCGCGGGTCAGCCCTTGTAGAGTGCGTTTCTACAAGGGCTGGCGCGTCAGCGGTCGTTGGCGGGTTCGTGCAGCATGTCAGCACGGTTGCCGATCAGCAGCTCGGCGGCCTTGACCGCTGCGCCCGCCCCGACCGTGTAGGTGGTCGGGATCGGGACCATGGCGAAGCCGCCGAAGATCTGCCGCACGTCCGGATTGTCGTTGATCGAGAGCAGGAACCGCCCCTTGATCGTCCGAAGCTGGTCGGCGAGGCGAGCGAAGTCGTCGGGTGCGAAGACGCCGGGACCATAATCGCCCTCGCACTGCCAATAGGGCGGATCGAGATAGAAGAGCGCGCCGTCGCGATCGTAGCGCCGGATGAAGTCGCCATAGGGCAGACGCTCGATCGTCACGCCCTGCAACCGATCGTGCAGGTCCGCGAGCATCGGCTCGAGCTTGCCGACATCGAACCGCGCCGGGCTGCTCGCATCCACGCCGAAAAAGCGCCCGTTGACCTTGCCGCCAAATGACAGCTTCTGGAGATAGAGGAACCGGCAGGCACGCTGCAGGTCGGTCAGCCGCTCCGGATCCTGCCCGCGCAGCCGTTCAAATTCCGCGCGGCTGGCGACGCGGAAGCGCAACATGTCGATCATGTAGGGATAATGTTCGGCGAGGCACCGGAACAAGCCGGAGACGTCGCCGCTGATATCATTGATCGCCTCGGCGCGCGGCCGACGCGTGCGGCGCAGGAAGATACCGCCCATGCCGACGAAGGGTTCGGCGTAGGAGGTATGCGGCGTGCGATCGAGGATCGCGCAGATGCGCTTGGCGAGGTTGCGCTTGCCGCCGATATAGCCGGCGACGGGCCGCACGGGGGCGACGGGGAGAAGGTCGGTAGACATGTAGGAAATCCTGCGAGAGATGGCGTCCCGGCCGATCCACTGGCTGGGGATGCGCTCTCGCAGGCGCTTCAGGGGCGGGGCACCGTTCCGCCCCTATACAGGGCCGATCAGTCCTCGATCCACTGCCGCATCGCGCCAAGATCAGGCACGGGTTCGTTGAAGACGGCGTAGCGTTTCGCGTCGGGGGCCATGTTCGCGATGTTGTCGCGATCAGATGGGTTCAGCTCGACCGCGATCGGCTGGCCCGGTTCAGCTTCGAACCACTGCGCTCCAATTTTTACCCGCATCGTTTCGTCCTTCCGTAATGAGGCTTAAGGCAGTCACTGTGGCCAGCCGGCCTCGATATCGACGTCGACGCCGGCGGCGATCTGGTCTTTCAGCGTCCAGCTATGGGCGAGGATCGCGCGGCCCCAGGACGCCATGGCAAGCAGGACGTCGCGCCCTTCCGCATAGCTGACCGTGATCGTCGCATTGGCGGCGGTGCGGAAGCTGGCGTCGACCACGTCGCCGAAGCCGCCCGCGACGGCGGCCGTGTAGCTGATCAGGCTGGTGAGCCAGTTGGCCTTGTCGTCGGCGTCGCGCATCTGCAAACGCTGTCCGGCAAAGGCAGGCAGCGTGGGCGCATAGCCGGCGAGCAACGCACGCTGGAGGCGCGTGTCGACGGCGGCGAGCCGGGCGGCACGCTGCTCGGCGGCAATGTCGGGCTGTTCCGCAGGCGGGATCGGCGTCACCACCCATTTGCCCGCGTCCCATGTGACCGTCGCGGTCGCGGGATCGACGTCGGGCCGGGGCGGCGCTTCGACCCAGCCGCACGCCGCCCGGCCGTCCGCGTTGTTCGCAAGATCCGACCAGATATTCTGGTCGGGATCCTGATCGAAATAGGGCAGCGGCTGCGGTTCGCCGCCGGCGCGCATCCAGAGCGTCATCCGAAAAACTCCAGAAAGGCATAGCCGTCGCCGCCTGGGGTGCCAAAAGCGGGCGTCGGTGTCGTGGTCGAGTAGAAGCCGATGCCGCCCCCGCCGAGCGTCGCTGTTTGGGACTTGCCGAACGCAGCGCCATTCGCTCCCCCGCCGTTCAGCCCGTCCGAGAGCGAACCTGAAAAATTGCCATAGCCAACGAGCGGATCGACCCCGTCCACGCCGGCACCCCCCGCAGCCGCGACATTGCTGGCCCCCTCACCGGCTGCACCGGGCGAGGCGGTATAGCCGAGCATCGTCGACGCTCCGGACGCGCGCGCCGGCGGCTGCCCCGTCCTGCCATTGCTGCCACCCGCGCCGATCGTCAGCACGAAGGCGCCGGCGCGGATAGGGACCATGCGCCGCTGGACCGCGCCTTCGCCGCCGCCGGACGCGCCCGCCCCGGTGTGGATCCCGCCAGCCCCGCCACCGCCGCGCAGCTCCATCCGCAGCCAGCGGGCACCCGGCGGCGGCGTCACGACATAATCGCCGGCGACGATATATTTGGCAGTCCCGAGCGATTTCAGTCCGGACGCGGCCGGGCTGGCGGGGTTGTCGACGCGCGCCGCCATCAAACGGCGCGCTTCGCGGCGGTGTAGCTGGCGTCGACGTAGCCGGCACCGGAGCGGTCCCACAGCTCGAACCCGGCGGTCAGCAGCAGGTCCGTCTCGACATCGTAGGGCGCGCCGTTCAGGTCGACCAGATGGCCGCGTGCGCGGTATGCAGCGTTGCTGCCGTCGGCCTTGCGCAGGCGCAGGTCGAACGCGTCGTTGCCGCCACCATTGTTGCAGATGCGGACGCGGACGCGCCATTCCTGTCCCGCCGGCACCGGCCCAAAGGCGCGGGACAGCAGGGTGGAGGCGGTGCGATTGAAGGGCTCGACGGTGGCGGCGGTCATCGGATCATGCTCCTGCGAAGAACCATGCGTCGACCGCCTGCGCGTCGAGCTGGTCGCGGATCTTCTGGATATCGATGTTGATCAGCTCGATCTGGCTATCGAGATGCTCGGAAATGTCGTCGAACTGCAGCTTGAATGCGGCGAGGATCTCGGCCTTCATGATCGCGATCGCGTTGTCGACCACCCACTGATCGTGGACGCCCTCGATCTCGGCCGCGAGTTGGTTGGCCCGTTCGACCACCGGTTGCAACGCTGCCGCCAGTCGCGCGAGGCCGACGTCGCGCAGCTCGGCGAGCGCGATCTCATATTCCGGCTTCAGCGCCAGTGCCTGCCGGAGTGCCGCCGTGATGTAGTCCATCGCGACGTTCATTCGGGCGGGGCTGGCTTCCCGGTTCTTCTGGAAGTCCAGTTCAGGCGGAAGCGACATCGGTCACCACCTCGCCAGCGATCATCGCGTCGAGGATCTCCTGATTGACCGTGTGAGCGTGCCCCGGTTTGTAGTCGAACCCGGCGTGCGGGAAGACGCGCGCGAGGCCGACTTTGTAGAATCCGGACGGCGAGACCTTGTATTTCGTGACCATGTTCCGGGCTCCTTAGAGGGCGAAGTCTTTGCGCCAGCCGAAGTGGAAGGTGCGCAGCGCCGAGTCCGTGGTCGCGTCGAACTGGATCTTGTACGACTGGACGGCAGCGCCGAGGTTGAAGACCCATGTCCGCTCGATCGAACCGTCCTCGGCGACGACGTCGGAGAAGGATGACGGCGATACGAGCGTCGCGTAGCCGGCACCGGTGCGCAGCTTGGCGGTGGCGGTGTGATGCGCCGCCTCGAAATATTCGAACCGGCCGATCACGCGGATCTGCGCAGAGCCGGCACCGGGGAGCAGGCGCGCCATCGAGACATGGGTCAAAGCGAGGCGGGGACGCGAGACGCGCACGCGGGAGGTGGTGAGCTTGACGGCGGGCATCACATCGGGCGTGCCGGTCAGCACCATGCGGAGCGGGACGAGGGGCGGGATATTGCCGCCGGCCACCAGGACAGATTGCTCGGTGCGGGTAAGCGGCGTCCAGATGCCACCGACCTGCACCTCATAGGTCAGGTCGGTCGACTTGGGCACGATCGCCTCGGCGAGGATGTCGATCGCGGTCATGCCGCCGGCGAGCGACAGCGGGGCCATGTCGATCACGGCGCGCGACGCGGTGAACTTGGCGGCATAGAGCGAGAAGCACAGATCGCGCGCGCCGTCGCCCTGCTGATAGGCCCCGTCCAGCACATAGAATAGCGTGCCCTGCGGAAAGTTGATCCCCTGCGTGGTGGCGATCCAGTGATCGGCGGCCGAGATCACTACCAGCGCATAGCGCTTGCCGCCCTCAAGATAGACGGGCTGGATGGGGATAACGGTTTCAGCGTTCAACAGCAGGCTGGCGCGCGGAACGGTGGTGACGGAAATCACCGTATCGAGCGCCGGCGCGCCGCGATCGGTTTCGCAGATCGCCAGTGTGATGCCGCCGGTCTGGGCAAGGCGGGTAAAGGTCAGGCCGACGGCGTCGAGCCACATATCGTTCGGGTTGAGGAAGGTCTCGGCAACCTGCGCGCCGGGGACCGCGTGGTTGACGGTCGTATAGTCCCAATAGGGCTCCTGATAGACATCGACCCACAGCCGGCGCACGCGCACCCAGCCATGCGCGGGGCCGTCCCAGTCGACCTTGACGGTCTGGAACAGCTCGCCATTGCGTTCGAACGTCTCCGGGATGTAGCGATCGGTGACGGCGCCCCACCAGCCCGCATTGGTGCAGACGGTGAATTCCTCGCCGTAGCGGGTGCGCGTCCGCGACATCATGCGCTGGACCATTTCGTTGGTCTGGTAGCTGTAGGCGGCGATCTGGGTCTCGGCCTGACGCGGCCCGACCGCCATGCGCAGCTCGCGCGCATAGGCCGGGAACAGGACGTCGCCGGTGACCTTGGCGCGCGGATTGAGCGCGTCGAAGACGGCGAGCTGGCTGTCCGCGACCGCCTCGTCAGCGAAGCGGATTCCCTCCTGTACCTTCGCCCGGAAATTGGGGTGGGCAAGGTCGGACTCTTCTTTGTCGAGGAAGAAGTCCGCGTCGCTGTCGGACGCGCCGACCGGGATCCCGGCCTGTTCCTCGAGCGTGGCCATGCGGGTCAGCAGCCGGCCGAAGGCGGCGGTATTGACGTTGTTGCCGGCGCTGGTCTTCAGTGACGCAATGTCCGAGCCGAGCGCCACGATCTGGGGACCGGTCTTGGCGCGGAAGTCCTCGAGCGACGCGGTGCGATCATCGAGATAGGCGATGCTGGTCAGCATGTTTTCGCCGAGCATCTGGATTGCGGACACGCCGGTCGGGGTCAGCACGATGCGGGCGACCGCCAGCACGCCGGCGTCCAGCACCGGGTCGATCGGGTCGGGGCTTTCCTGTCCGGACGCGACATTGATGTTGCAGACCCGCGCCAGCTCCATCGCCACCGTGCGCGGTTCGGATGCGCCGGATTCCTCGTTGATCAGGAACTCGCGCGGGCGGGCGTCGGTCTCGCTATCCTGGCCGAAGATCACCAGCAGGACATGCTTCTTGGTGGCGATCGGCAGGCTGGTGGTGAAGTCCTTCACGAAGGCGGCGTCGCGCGCAAACACCTTGCCGGCCGAGTAGAGCCGGCCGGGCTGGACGGTGACTTCGGTGGAGCTGGTCTGGGTCGCGACGAAGCCGGCATACTTGCGGTCGGCGGTCACCGCATCGGCGACGAGATCGTCCATCGATCCCTGCACGAAATCCTGCAGCTTGTTATAATCGGCGGGATCATTGTCCATGCCGTCACGGAAGATGACGCGGCTTTGCATTATGCGACCTTTCTGGTTTCGCCGAAGGTGAAGTCGCCGAACTGGAGGCCCCCACCGAACTGGACGTGGCCGTGGACGGCCGTGTCGATCAGGACCGTGTCCCGGAATGCCTTTGAGACGCGGACCGCCTCGATCGTCTGGTCGAGCCGGGCGAGGCTGGCGGCGGCGCGGAAGCCGGCCCCATGCCATTTGCCGGACCGGCGGACCGTGCGCTGCATCGGGACCGACACGCGCAGCTCGGCGGTGAATGGCGCGATGCCGAAGCGACCGACACCGTGGAAGCTGCGCGTCTTGCGGCGCGCGCCCATCCGGTCAGGAGCGTGCAGCGCCACCCGGTCGTAGATCAGGAACGGGGCATGGCTGGTGCGCAGGAAGCGTGCGCGCGACCGGGGGCCGAAGAACGAGCGCGACGCCGGTGCGATACGCCCCTGCGCGATGCGGGTGGGGCGGACATCGACCGGGTCCATGCCCGACTGCACCGCGAACGATCCGGCATCGTCCCCGAGGCGCAGCGTTACGACACCCTTGGCCGCTTGGGTGCGGGTTAGATACCCGCCCATCTTGCCCACGCCGTGGAAGCTGCGCTTGGCGTCGCGCTCGATCAGGAGGCGGATGCTGGTGGCGTCCGAGGTCTCGTAGCGGATCGGCCGTTCGACGCCGCGATTATAATAGGTCGCGCGCGTGCCGGTCAGTTCGATGCCACGGTTCGCCCGGCGGAAGCCCTGACCATGAAAGAAGCGCCGGGCCGGGCCACTGGCGAAGATCCGGTGATTGGCGATGACGGTGCGGATGAATGGATAGATCCGAACCTGCGGCAGACCGTCGAGCCATGCGGCGCGCTGCACGTCCGTCATTGCCGCGTAGAGGAAGCTAGTCGCCGGAGGCCGGATCGCGCGCACGACTTCGGATCCGGCCAGCGCGACATGCGCCTTGATCCCCGCCAGCGTCGTCTTCAGGCTGTGCAGCGTCAGCGCCCTGCGGCAGACCTCGCGCTTCTGCGTCTCCGGCCATGCATCGTCCCACAGGTCGATCGACAGGCCCCATGCTAGGTGGCCGAGCAGGTTCGCCGGGCAGGTTTCGGGGTTCCAAACCGCCGCGATCAGGTGCGCCGGCAGCGCGAGGCGCTCGGCGATCGTCGCCTCGATCGCGGTCTCGATCGGCGTGCGGTTTGGTGGGAGCAGCGACGCGATCATGCGCTGATCTCGACGGTGACGGTCAGGCTGGCGAGGTACGGCGCGGCATAGGGGCCAGGCACGACGTCGGGACCGTCGACGATCGCCTGCTCGACGCCGCCGACACTGCCGGCCGATTCGATCATCTGCGCATAGACCGGCTGGCCGACGCGGTGGCGATCGGCGCAATAGGCGCGGATCGCCGCCTCTGCCGTGTCAGACACCACCGCCGGGTCCGGGCCGCGCCGGACGCGCAGGCGCACTGTGCGCGCATAGGGCAGGATCGTAGCGGCGCGGACCGAGACGATATCGGTGAGCTGCGCGCCGTCGTCACCGGCGAGCGCCTGATAGACTGACTGGACCACCGGCGCGGCGACGCTGCCATCGCCAGCGCGGCCAAGCAGCACGACATCGACATGGCCGGCCGCGCGCTTGATGACCGCGACGTCGCGAATCGAGGGCGCGACACGCAGCGCGGTGGCGCGGTAGCCGCCACCGGTCAGGCCCGCCGCCGCCAGCGTCTCCGGTGCGAGCTGGATCCGGACGCGCAGATCGGCGTCGTTTTCCATGACGACGGGCGCGCGGTCGGTCGCTGGCGTGATGATCAGGCGGGCGACGCCGTAGAATGCGCCGAGCTGGTCGAGATCAGCACCGCTCGCAAAGGCGAGCAGGACCGCGCGGACGCCGTCGTTCAGCGATCCGCGCAGCAGCATCTCGCGATAGGCGGAGATTTCGAGCAGCTTGATCACCGGATCGGACGCGACGGTCGCGTCGAAGGCCGGCAGGCGCGCCTGCATGGCCGCGATCAGATCGGCGCGGATCTGGTCATAGGACAGCACCTGCACCGCAGCCGGTGCAGGGAGGCGCGACAGATCGAGCGCGGGGGAAATGATGGCGGGTTGGGGCACGGCCCCCATGTCGTCCGGAGCGGGCGCGGCGGGCTATAAGCGCCCCTTGTAGAGTGTGTTTCTACAAGACTGGCTCAGCTTTGCGGGTATTTCACTTGAGCCCCCATCCTCGCAAGGGCGTCGACTAGCCCTTCACGTTCGGTCACTGGAAGGGGATCGAACATCCAAACTGGCACTGGATCGCGGTCATTTGCTGTTAGATCTGGGAACATACGTCCCGAAGAGCGGTCGTCCAACTTCACCCCCCATATGAACCCCGCAAGCTCGAACGCCCACCCTCTCCGTCCCCATACCGGCTTACGATGGGGCACCATGATCACCGACGGCTTTAGGATGATTCCGTTTACAAGTAGATCGCGCTTAGCAATACAGAATTGGGGGTTGTAGCTGCCGCCGTTGAAGATCAAATCTCGCAACTTAGGCTCCCAAGGGCCAACGTCGATGCCAGAACCCGCCATGCGATCCGATAATGCGTGTCTCCAAAGTACCGAGCATACGAATTTAAGAAGAAGATCCGGTTTTGGATTGCGGACATCCGCAATCATACCGCCATGGGCGCGGCGAAGAGTTGAATTTTGTTCATACTGTGTAACCCATTCAAACGCATAGCGGTCACAGGAATCAAGAGACCGCTCATGCTCCTCGCATAGGAGGTGAGGGTCGAATTCACCACTTTGCGTATGTTTATGTCCCAATGCATTGGCGAACCCAACCAGCGCGGTTTGGTGTTTGCCTTTTATCGCCTTGATGAATGAACGCGGCAGCAGGTGCGATTTAACCGTCTTAGGGTCGCCGCAAATTTTGCAAGCCATTACGCGTTTAAACCTCACAAAGTGCAAGAGATTAGCACGATACGTCGTTTGCTATGCTACGAGGATCGCCAAGGTAGTATCCAGGATAATCTGCCGATCGGTGTCGGTAAGACCTAGGATCTCGCGCTTCGGGTAACGGACCTTGGCCTGCCCCTTTGCCGGCGCATCCTCGCGCCCTTCTTGATGGATCCGCGCGATGCGCGCGGCCGAGCCACTGAACCCGATCCACGCTTCACTATCGGTCGCGCCCGCCTGTAGGTTCTTGCCCAGCCGGAGCTTTCGAAACATGGCGGCGCGTTTGATCCGCCCCTTGCGACGCAGCCGGCCCTTTGGCTGATCCTTGGCCTTGCGCGGCGTGAACGGCGTTCCGTCCGGCTGCATCTGCGCGGCGATCCGGGTGCGCTGACCCTTCGCGATCTCGCGAGCCACGGTGCGCAGCAATTTTCGCCGCTCGGCCGGGGCGACATTGCGCAACAGCGCGCCCGCCAGATCCTCGAGCTGGTCGAGCCCGTCGCTCATGGCGCGGGCGGGACGAAGGCGGGGTCGCTGGTTTCGGCGATCAGCTCGTCTCGCAGGAAAAGCTGCCACAGGCTTTTGCCGCATACGCCGGGGAAGCGGTCCGGCTGGGGCGCGTCGTCGTCGAGATGGGTGACGTCGTAGCCGCCGGCGCGACGAGGCGTCACGCGGACGCGTTCGGTCAGATCGAGGTCGATGCGGATGTCTGCCGACTCCTCGTCCTGGATCTCGGTTTCGAAAGTGAAGGGCTGCTGATCTTCGCGCCGGAGCAGATCGGGCTGTTGCTCGGCGATCCATGCGACGATCGGGACCATGACCGCGTCGACATTGCCGGCGAAGGCCAGCAAGGTGACGGTCAGCGTGTAGCGATATTCGAACGACAGCGATGCGCCGGCGCGCGCGCCGATCGCGCCGCGTTCGACCGACATCTGCAACCGGTCAGGGTTGCCCGCCAGACCGGGGACGGTCTTGAGCAGGAGGCGGCGCAGGCCGTTGGGCTTATTCATGGGAGATCCTCACGCCATAGCCCCAACCCCGGATGGTCTCGATCGTCAGCCCCTCGGGCAGTCGCCGGCGAAGGTTGGAGATTGCGACCTTGATCTGCTCGGGGTTCGTATCTTCGCCCGTGCCGACCAGCATCAGCGCGAGGTGGCTCGCGTCACCGCGATCCGCCAGCAGGCCGAGGATCGCGATCTGTCGCGGCGTCAGCCTGATACTGACCCCCCGCCAGTAGGCGGCGGGGGGATCGGACTGGACGAGCAGCGCGCCGCGACGGTGGGTGCCGCCGCGCGGCGCGCCGCATTCATGACAGACCGCGCAGTCCATCGGTTCAGGCCGCCAGCAACGCGGCCTTCGCCGTCGCCATCCGTGCGCTTTCACGGCGCTGCTTCTGCCGACGCATGTTCGCATGCGTGCCGTCCGCGACCAGCACGCATTGCGCGACAGCATCGAGCGCATGTTGTTTCGTGACGCGCGGGGTGGTGCTGTGCAGGCGGGCGCGCCACAGGCCACCGCCGAGATCGATCGGCGCGACGCTGTTGCTCAGGCGCAGGAATTCCTGCGTGGCGAGGCCCGGATCGACGACGATCTCTTCCGCGACCAGCGGCTTGAAATCGAGATCGATCGTGTTCGGGCCGGTCGAGGCATCCTCGACGGTCGCGAGCTTCACCTTCTGCGCGGGGCCGATGTTGAAGACCTGCGGATTGGCCGCCGGCGCATATTCGGTTTCGTCGTCGAAATAGCCGGCGATCAGCCCATCGCCGCCATTGCGCATCCACGCCAGATAGCCGTCGCGCGTAGTGGTGCCGTCCGGATCGGTCGCGGTTTGCCCGGCGACGCTGGCGTACAGGTCTGCCGGCGGCACCTTGTCGGCGGTAGCGGCCCCGGCGGTGCCCCGCACATAGGGATAGGGGCTGACCGGCCACAGTCGGATCGTCGGATCCTTGGCACGGAAGCCGGCCAGCATCGTTTTCGTCGTGTTGATGATCCCGGTCGCGCCGTTGCGGAAATGCTCCCACAGGATGTCCGTGAACAGGTGCTTGTCGGTATAGCCGAGCAGGGTGCCGACCTCCGCGAGCAGCTCCGCGATCGACTGACGGCCGTTGGTGCCTGCGCCGAAGACGGCGGTCGGACCGGAGCTGGCGCGGAAGAAGCCGGCCATGTTGACCGATCCGCCGGCGATCGTCGGATCCAGCATGATCGAGCGCAGTGGGCCGGGCGCGAACGCGCCATTATAGGTGACGTTCTGATCCTCGTTGCTGTCGCCAAGACCAATGACGGACTTGGTCCGCTTGCCGCCAACATGCAGCGCGGCCGTCAGCTTCGGATAATAGGTGATCGTGCCGGTGCCGCTCGGTCGCGCAGTGCCCGAATGGAAGGCGGTCGCCTGCTGCTTGTAGCGGTCGCCCGCGACATTGGCGAATTCATGGCCCTTGAACGACGTGCGGATGCTGCCGATCGGCGCGTAATCATAGGTGTCGACGTCATAGACACCCTTGGCGAGCGGACCGTGCCGCACGACGACAATCCCGCCCGCGACCTGCGTGATGGGGTTGCCGTCGACCACCGGCAGACCCGTCGCGAAGTTGGTGGTGCCGGTCACGGCGGCGGTGCTGACATTCACCAGCTCGACGCGCAGAATCTGCTTGTCGGCACCGCTGTTCTTGACGATCGCGTTTTCGCTCTGCGCGCCGGTATAGGCGCGGTCGATATAGAGCAGATAGCCGAACGGGAGATCCTCGTTCACATAGATGCGCTTCGACCAATAGCCATATTCGTTGCCGGCAACGACCGCCGCCGAGAAGTTGGTGGGGAAGTCGAGCCCGCCCGATCCGAACGACAAGGCGGCCTGCGTCACGACGACATGGGCGGTCCCCCCGGACGTGCCGGTGGCAGCAACGGCATAGTCGGTCGCGCCGGGGCCGGACGCGGTGAGGCCGATGACGCCCTTCCAGCCGGCGCTGGCGTCGCCGGCGACGACGATGCGCCCGTCGCTCGGCGTGATGGTGGGCGTCACGCCGGCAGGCACGCCGGCGATGTTGAAGACAAGGGTGCCCGCCGCCGTCCCCGCCACGAAGGCCAGCGGGCCGGTGATGGTCAGCGCCGGCGTGGCCGGCGCGGCGATCGTCACGACATGCGTGAACAGCGTGACATTGCCGGCCCCGTCCGTTGCACGCAGGTTGGCGGTGAAGGTCGCCTTGCCGGAATTATAGGTCTGGGCCGGCAGGGTCAGCGTCGCGCCGGTCAGGGTGAAGCTGTCGCTGTCCGCGCCGGTGCGCTTGTCGAAGGTCACCGCCTCATTGGCGGTCAGGGTCACGCTGTAGGCGGTCGCGGCGGCGACGGTCGCGGTCGCGGCGGACGTGACCAGCGGGGCGATCTCGTCCAGATCCGTGACGTTCACCGTCACCGCGAAATCGGTGGCGTTGCCGGCCGCATCGATGGCGGTCAGGTTGCAGACGAAGGCCGTGTGCCCGCCCTCATAATCCTGCGCCGGCAGCGACAGCGTTGCGCCGGCGAGCGTGAAGGACGCGCTGTCGGCCCCGGTGCGCTTGGAGAAGGTCACCGCTTCATCGGCGGTCAGGGTAACGGCCCAACCGGTATTTTCCGAGACGGTGGCGGTCAGCGCGGACGTGATGACGGGCGCGCGCGTATCGGCGGCGGGGGCCGGGCTGGCGATCGTCACGACATGGGTGAACAGGGTGACATTGCCCGCGCCGTCGATCGCGCGCAGGTTGACGGTGAAGGTGACCTTGCCCGCATTATAGGCCTGCGCCGAGAGCGTCAGCGTGGTGCCGGCGAGGCCGAACAGATCGCCATCCGCGCCGGCGCGCTTCTCGAACGTGACCGCCTCATTGGCGGTCAGCGTGACCGCATAGCCGGTGGACGCGGCGATCGTCGCCGTTGCCGGCGATGTGATCAGCGGCGGGATCTCATCGACGTCGGTGATCGTCACCGTCAGGGCGAAATTGGTGACGTTGCCGGCGGTGTCCATCGCCACGAGGTTGCAGACGAACGCGGTCTGGCCACCCTCATAATCCTGCGCCGGCAGCGACAGAGTCGCGCCCGCCAGCGTGAAGGCTGCGCTGTCCGCGCCGGTGCGCTTGGCGAAGCTCACATTCTCGTCCGCCAGCAGCGTCATGCTCCACGCTGCATTTTCGCGCGTGGTGGCCGTGAGCGGTGAGGTGATGACCGGCGCGAGGCCGTCGACCGGGGCGACGATGGTGGCGCTGCCGCCGATTTCGATCACTTGGATCCCGTGCATGTAAGCCATGGGTTCAGTCTTTCGCGGGAGAGAGGGTGACGCCGGCGCGAGCCAGCAGCGTTTCCAGGCGCGACCACACCGCCAGCGCATCGAGCGCGGGGTTGAGGAAGTCGGTCAGCACACAGTAGCGGCGGTCGGACGGGGGGCGGTGGTGGCCGGCGTGGTGCGCCGGCGATTGCAGGATGCCGATCTGTTGCAGGACGCGGACGAGGCGCGGCGCGCGCGCCGGCGCGTGCGTCCAGCCATGGACCGTGGCGGAGATCGCCGCGCCGATCGCCGCCGACAGCAGCACGATGGACGGGCCGAACAGCAGCAGCCACAGCGCCGCGCCGATCGCCGCCGTCACCAGCGTCGACAGGTTGCGGGTGACGAAGGATCCGGCGAGGAAGGCCATCGGATCTCGGTGATGGCGGCGGTTGGGCGCGATGACGGTCCGGCCGAGCCACGGCCAGTCCTCCCGGCCGAGCCGGTCCTCGCCCCAATGGACGATGCCGCCGAGCAGATCGGCGATCAGCCAGCCGATCAGGAGCTGACCGATGATCGAGAACAGGTCCATTTACTTGGCCTCCGGGCAGGCGGTGGGATCGTTCCAGTCGATCAGGCGGCGGAGCTGGCTGGCGACGGCGGCATAGGCCGAGGCCAGCCGGATCGCGGCGAAGCGGACCGCCGGCGGCATCTTCGCCGAGGCGTCGCGCGGGAAGCCCTCCGGGGCGACCGGGCAGGCGAGCAGCTCGGCCGGGGGTTGCTTCGGCGTCTCGACCGCGACCGCGACCGGCGGGGCGGGAAGGTTAGCGGGACGCTGCATGCAGCCCGCCGGTACGGTTGAGAGCATCAAACCAATCACGACCGACGAGATCGTCCGGACCGACATGCGCATTCGCATTCTCCATGAGGTTGGCGGCGGCACGCGCGTCGCGCGCGGCGCGGGCAGCGGCGGCGACATCGCGCGACCGCTTGGCGTCTTGTTCGGCGATGGCCTCGGCCAGCAGCTTGGCGGTGGACTCGGCGGCATCACGGCGGAAGGCGACGAGCGACCGGATCTCCGCCTCGCAGCGCGCGCCGCGCGGATAAACCGTGACCTTCCTCGCGGGCGGGACGGGCTCGACCGCGCTGGCGGGAAACGCCGCCGACGTCGCGGCGCAGGTGCGTTCCGCCCATGCGACCAGATGATCGCGGTCGGCACGGCCTTCCGCGCCCCATGCATAAAGCGCAGCGGCGACCGCCGCGACCGCGAGCAGCAGCAGCCACCGGCCGTGACCGGCGAGCGCGCCGAGGGCCAGCTTGAGCAGCGCCTTCACAGCCCGAGATCCCGGACCATGTCCGCCACCTCGAAACAGGGGCAGCTCTTCAGCCATTCGAACTTGTCGACACGGCCATTGCCGTTCGCGTCCGGCGACCAGTCGCGGTGGCCGAGGATGCGCGCCTTGGGGAACTGGACGCGCAGCGCCTGCAACAGCAGCGCCATCGATTCGCGCTGGGGGCCGGTGCGGGTGTCGGCCGGCGTCTTCGCGTCCGCCTCGACGCCACCGACATAGCAGATGCCGATATTGCCGGTGTTGTGCCCGCCGGTATGCGCGCCGCGCTGATCGTGGCGGAGCGTCTGGACCACCGATCCGTCCAGCTCGATGACATAATGATAGCTGACCTGGCCGAACTTGGCCGTGTCCCATTTGGAGATGGTCGCGGCCTTCACGTCCCGCCCGCGCGGCGTCGCGGCGCAGTGGATCGTGATGGCGCTGATCGCGCGCGGGTTCATCCATGCGACGGACATCAGGCGGCATCCTTCTTCTTGGCGAACCAGTCGCGGATGAGGGCGGGGAGCGAGACGATCGCGTCGATCAGCGCGGCGGCGAATTTGGGCGCGGCCTTGTAGGCGATCATGGCCAGCACGAAGCCGACCGACTGGCTGACGAACTGGTCGAAGTGGAAGAACGACGTCAGCCCGAGCGTGACATAGTAGGAGACGAGGATCCCGACGACATAGGCGATCATGCGGTCGCGCCAGTCCATGCCGCGCTCATAAGCCTGCGCTACAAGCGACCCGAGCGCGGCCGGGGCGAGCGCCGAGCAGGCCGCTTTCACGGCCTCGGCGAAGTCGGTGATGACGGGCGTTCCCATGATGTCAGTCCCAGAGGTTCACGACGTCGCGGGTCGCGGCGGCGGGGGCGGATGCGGGGATCCGGATAGGTGTGCCTAGCGGCAGGACCGCGCCGAGCCGGGCGACGCCGACGTTTGCATCGAGCAGCGCGCCGAGGTTCGTCGGGCCGAGGCGGCGTTCGCGCCAGACCAGCTCGTCGAGCGTGTCGCCCTGCCGCGCATGGATGACGTCGTCGGCCATCAGATCAGCGCGACCGTCGTGCGGCCCCGGCTGACCAGATCGCGGATCGCATGGCGACCATCGCGGCGGAGATCGTCGGGCGTCTGATCGAGCGTGTCGGCCTTGCGGTCGCCGTCCTTCGTGGTGTCGATGTCGCGATAGCGCTCGACCAGCTCGGCCTTGGCGAAGCAGGCGACAGCGCGGGCGTAGAGGATGACCTTGGTGCTGCGTCCGTCCAGCACGGGCGCGGGAACCGCCGCGAGCGTCGCATGGCCCTCCGCGACGCGCGCAGCCCGCCATGCGACCAGATCGTTTCCGACCGTGATCGCAGCGCCGAGTGCGGCTGCGCGCAGCCGCTCGGGCGTCACGACGCCAAGGACGCGGATTTCCTTGCGCAGGGTGGCGAGGTCGATGTCGGGAAGCCATCCGTCATTGACGATCGGTGCGTCGACGATCGTGTCCGTCGGCGGCACGATCGATGCTGTGCAATCGACCGTTGCGTTGCCGGTGTAGACGAAACCGCTCATCCGAGCAGCAGCGCGCCGAGACGATCGCCGGCGAGGACGAACAGGCCAAGGCCAATGACGATGCCGGCGACTGCCGTGCCTTGGGCCGCGACGCGCAGCTCCGCCGGGACTTCGATGTCATCCGCGCAAAGGACGGTGGCAACGCCGACAACCTGCACGACCGCCAGCGCAATGAACGTGAGCAAGAGAACAGCAGCGACGACGGTCATGTGATGGGTCCCAAAAATCATACGGGGGTGGGGATCGGGACGGTTGCGGCCCTCAAGGCCGAAGCCTCCTCCCGCATCGTGCGATCCGCCCCCGAGCGCCGGGGGGCGAGCTGGTTCAAGCGGCCGGAGGGGCCGCTGGTTCGGGTGCCGGCGGGGCCGGCGGAAAGACGGCGGCAGTCGCGGCGAGCGCCTTTTCGAGGCGCTTCATCTGCGTGGTCACGCCGGACCGGTCATGCAGCGCCTGCGCGCGCTTGAGCGGCACCAGCGCGCGTTCGGCCGCGATGCGATATTCGGGGCTGGCGGCGTCGATTGCGTCGGACTGCCGCACCAGCTCCGCGCCGATTGCCTTCATCATCTTGGCGCGGATCTCGTCGTGCATGTCGACATGGGCAGTGAGCGTCTCGATCTGCTCCAGCATGTCGAGATCGAACGGCTCGCCCGCCTTCTGCGCCTTGAGCGCCGCGATGGCGACCTGCTCGACAATGAACGCCGGGGCGGACCGCGCATAGCGCGCGGGCAGCGGGACGTCGTGGCGCAGGACATGCTCGATTAGCGGCATTGCGCCGGCGAAGTCGCCCGTGTCGATGCGCCAGATCATCATGGTCGGCAGCACGTCTTCGGCGACGCCGCGTCCGGAAGCAACGCCGGCGGCGAGGATGCCTTCCACCCAAGGCGTATATTCAGGCAGCATCTCGCGCTTGGCTTCGATCTTGCGCTCGATCGAATGGATCTCCTTCAACCGGCGCAGGTCGACGGTCAGGCGCAGCATGATCTGGGCCGCCGCGTGATCGGCCGCCCCCGCGCCCACCGGGCGCAGGGGGTTGCCGTCCGCCACCGACAGGATCGCCGTGGCGGACGTTTCGGCGAGGACGCGGTCCCGGTGACGTCGAGCAAGGCTCATTGATGATCCTGTTGCGGTTGGAGGTGGAGATTGCGGGCGGTGCTGACCTGCGATCAGGCCGGCTTGGTGCCGATGATGATATTCTCGACCAGCACGGCCTTGCCGTAGTCCTCGACGACATAGGCCTCGTTGACCGACTCGTAGTTTTCGATCTGGTCGAGCGCCGGTTCGTCCCGGAGCTGGCGGCGCGTCGTGCCGGCCTGTGTGTAGATCGCCAGATTATCGAGGCTGGTGATCAGCATGGCGTTGGCGGGGAAGCCGGGGACGCGGACCGCCGGCATGCCCGCAATCTTCTTGTCCGAGAGGATCACGTCGCGCGCGAGCATCTCGGTCGCCTTGTCGCCGGCGGCGTTGACGATGTTGAAATATTTGTCGTGGACCAGATCACGGCCGACGATCACGACCAGATCGGTATCGTCGCGGTGCCATTCGTCCAGCAGCTCGACCGCGTCGAACGCCAGTGCGTCGAGATTGACGAAATCGCGCTTCGTGGCGTCGGCGACGTCGGCGACGTAGATCGCCTTGCCGGCACCCGACAGCGCGCCGTCGTCCAGCACGCGCGCGGTCGCGAACTGACGGATCTTGTACAGCCAGCCCTTGTTGACGTCCTGCAGCTTCGGGTTGGCGGCGCGGTCAGTGGTGGCGGCGACCGACGTGCCGTTGAAGCCGATCATGATCCGGTCGCGCGCCTTCTGCTTGATGATCGCGGCCTGAATCAGCTTCTGGAATTCGGGCTTATGCGCCCATGCGTCGAGCTTGGCGTAGCGGATGGCGGTGTCGCTGTTGGTCTGCTCGCAGCGGTAGCGGCCCTCATCCGACGTGTCGGTCGGGTCGGTCGGCACGCGGCGCGTGCCGCCGGCGGTGTTGGTACGGCTGGCGATCGGGCGCGTGACGCCGATCCCGACCTTGTCGCCTTCCTGCTGGCTGACAATGACGTTGCCGATGCGCGACAGGAAGTCGCTCGAGGCCATGATGCGCTCGATCAGCTTCTGTTCGACCGCCGGAGCGACCGAGAATTGCGTGGTGGCGTCGGGGACGCCGTTGATCAGCGCGATCTGGCTGACATAGGCGTTGTACAGAACGCGGGTCGGGTTGCGCATGAAGGCGGCTCCTGGGGGCGGGTCGGACGGTCGGGAAGAAGGGGCGGCGACGCTGGCTGGGTCAGCAGTCGGCGAGCATCACATTGCCGCCACCGGAGACAGGCTGGCGCGAGAAGCCGGGCAGTTCGGTCTTGCCCAGCTCGGACTTCAGCGTGCCAAATTCGGTCCGCAGCGCACCGACGTCGGTGTCCACCTTGGCGGACAACGCGACGATGCTGGCGTTGATCAGGCCGAGGCCCTCGCGCATCTGCGTCGCGAATTCATTGTCGTTCGCCGGGGCGGGCGTCGTGGGGGTGACGGGCACGACGGGCACGACGGGCGCTGCCGGAGCGGGAGTGCCGCTCATCAGCTTGGTGAAGAAGGCAGCCATCGCGGAGAAGGCGCTGGTGCTGGCTTCGGTTTCGGTCGAGGGGGCGTCGAACTCGATCGCGGCATCGGTGGCGCTGGTCACGACGTTGCCGCTATGCTTCGACGTGAATTGCAGCAGCTCGGTGCCGAGCGAGGCCGGGCTGTCCGTCACGGCGAGGCCGACCAGATATGCCTTGCCGGTGCCGGCGAAATTCGGGTTGATCTCGACCGAGGTGAACAGCTTCTGCTTGTCGCGGTTGAGCTTGACGAGGCTGTCGGTCGCGTCGATCTCCGCGAACAGCGCGCGGCGAACTTCGGACTTGCCGTCGATCGTCAGGTTGATGTCGCGCGCCTCGAGCGCGGTGACCGTGCCATAGGCGTTGAACGGCGCGTCGGCGCTATAGCCCCGGATATGCTCCATATTGACGCGGGCGCTGTAGGTCGCCGGGACATAGCCCGCCGCCATGTCGTTGATCCATTCGGGCTTGATCTCGCGACCGTCGACGGTGGTGCCGGCGACGGCGACGCAGAACATCTTGGACTTGGGCATGGCGGCGGGGATCCTTCGGGCGCATCGCGACGTTGATGCCCATTCGGGCGTATGGTGCGACGAAAAGGCCCCGATCCCGGTCGCTTCTCAAGCGACCCGCCTTGTAGAAACCCACTCTACAAGTCCTCCCGCTGATATGGCCTGCGCGATCGTGGCTAGGTTCCGCCGCCATGCTCGCCGATCCAGTCCCCCAGCCGTCGCTCCGTGACGCGCGCCGCGAAGCCCGCAGCCTGTTCTGGCGCGGATGGAGTGTAACGCAGGCGGCCGAGGAGCTGGGCCTCAACCCCCGCACGGTCGAAAGCTGGAAGATCCGCGAGAAATGGGACGAAGCGCCCATGATCCGGAAGCTCGAGGACAGTCTCGAGGTCCAATATACGACGCTGATCTCAAAGCAGAAATGGACGCCCGAGGAATATAAGCGGCTGGACGCCCTAGGCCGGCAGGTGACAGCACTGGCCCGCGTTCGCCGGTTTCAGGAGGCGGACGGCCATGAGGGCGACCTCAACGAGAACATCGCCAAGCGCAACGCCGGGCCGAAAAAAAAGGCCAAACCGAACCACTTCACGGCCGAACAAGCGGCCGAGCTGCGAGAGATCTTCTTCGCCGAGCTGTTCGACTATCAGCAGGACTGGTACGCCAGCTCGTCCCTTCGAACGCGCCTCATCCTCAAGTCGCGCCAGATCGGAGCGACATGGTATTTCGCGCGCGAGGCGCTGCTCGACGCGGTCGAGACCGGCCGCAACCAGATCTTCCTGTCCGCGTCGAAATCGCAGGCGCATGTTTTCAAGAGCTACATCGTCCAGTTCGCCGCGCGGGTGGGCGTCGAGCTGCGTGGCGACCCGATCAAGCTGACCAGCGAACTGATCCCGGAAACCGAACCGGCCGCCGAGCTGATCTTCCTCGGCACCAATTCGAAGACCGCGCAGTCCTATCACGGCAATTTCTACTTCGACGAGATTTTCTGGGTCCACGGCTTCACCAAGCTCAACACCGTCGCCGCCGCGATGGCGAGCCACAAAAAATGGCGCAAAACCTATTTCTCGACGCCCTCGACCAAAGGCCATGAGGCCTATGAATTCTGGACCGGCGAGGACAGCCGCAAGCGTCCGGATTATCAGAAGGTCGACGTCAGCCATGACGCGCTGAAGGCCGGGCGGCTGTGCGAGGATCATCGCTGGCGGCAGATCGTCAGCCTGACCGATGCCGAAGCGCGCGGGTGCGACCTGTTCAATCATGACGAAATCCGGCGCGACAATCCGCCGGACGTCTATGCGAACCTTTACGATTGCCAGTTCGTCGACGACAGCCTGTCCGCGTTCAAGTTCAACGACATGCTGGCGTGCGGCGTCGATAGTCTGGTCGAATGGACGGACTATAACCCGCTTGCGGCTCGCCCTTATGGCGAGCGGGAAGTCTGGGCCGGCTATGATCCGCAGGAAAGCGAGAATGGCGACTATGCGTCGCTGGTGATCGCAGCTCCCCCGACCGGGCCGGGCGGCAAGTTTCGACTGCTCGAGCGTCACCAGCTCCGCGGGGATTTCGAGGAACAGGCGCAGTTCATCCGCGCGATGCTGTCGCGCTACAACTGCACCTATCTCGGGATCGACGCGACCGGGGTGGGCGCGGGCGTCTATCAGTTGCTGGTCAAGGACAGCGGCGGGATCAAGGGGCTAACCAAGATCGAATATTCGCTCGAGGTGAAACAGCACATGATCATGAAGGCGCAGCATTCGGTCACGCGCGGCCGGCTGCTGTTCGATGCCGGCTGGCTGGACGTCGTCTCCGCGTTCGTCTCGATCAAAAAGACGCTGACCACCAGCGGACGCAACATCACCTACAAGGCGGGACGCAGCGCTGGCGACGGCCATGCCGATCTCGCCTTCGCGGTCATGCATATCCTGATCAACGAGCCGCTCGACGGCAAGCAGGCCCCGAAATCAAAGATGGAGATTTTCTGATGTCGAAGCGATCCGCCGCCGCCCGGCGCGTGTCCAGACAGGAGGCGTCGGCCGCTGCTAAGGGCGCGATCGTCGCCAACGACAGCGGGGCGGGCGCGGTGAAGGCGTTCAGCTTCGGCGATCCCGAAGAGGTTCTGAACCGGCGCGAGCTGCTCGATCTGGTCGAATGCCCGAGCAACGGCCGATGGTTCGAGCCGCCAATCTCACTGGACGGGCTGGCGCGCGCTTACCGCGTGTCGCCGCACCATAGCTCGGCGATCATGCTCAAGCGCAACCTGCTGGTCGGTTCGTTCGTGCCGTCCGCGTGGTTGAGCCGAAAGGCGTTCCTGGCCATCGCGCAGGACTATCTGGTGTTCGGCAACGCCTATGTCGAACGCCGCGACAACCTGCTCGGCCGGCCGCTCCGGCTGGACCATGCGTTGGCGAAATTCACGCGCCGGGGGATCGAGGCCGACACCTTCTTCTTCGCGCCGGGCGGCGAGCTGGACAGCGCGTTTCGGCCGGGCAGCGTCTACCAGCTGATGCAGCCGGACGTGAACCAAGAGATTTACGGGATCCCCGAATATATCTCCGCGCTTCAGTCGGCGCTGCTGAACGAGAGCGCCACGCTGTTCCGTCGGCGCTATTACATCAACGGATCGCATGCCGGGTTCATCCTGCACGCCACCGGTGAATTCACGGAAGGCGATATCGACGGAATCAAGGAGGCGCTGAAAAACTCCAAGGGGCCGGGCAACTTTCGGAACCTGTTCGTCCACCAGCCCGGCGGCAAGGAAGGTGTCGGGATCAAGCTACTGCCGATCGCCGAGGTGGGGGCGAAGGACGAATTTCTCGGGATCAAGAATACGACTCGCGACGACGTGCTTGCGGCCCACCGCGTGCCGCCCCAGCTGCTCGGCGTCATCCCCGCCAACGCCGGCGGCTTCGGCGATCCGGGCAAGGCAACGGACATGTTCTTCGAACTCGAGATGCTGCCGCTTCAGGCAGCTTTCCTCGAAATCAATGACTGGCTGGGCTTGGAGGCCGTGACCTTCCAGCCGCGTGCGACGTCCTCCGCCACTGCCTGAATGTCCGGGTTTGGTGGTTAGCCGACGGTCTGCTTTCGTAAGGCGGAAATTTGTCAGCTGACATCGGAAACGGCCAGCAGCACACATAGGAGCGTGCCGAGGCCTATAATAGCGGGCCGCAGTCGCCACACCTTGTCCGGAACGATCTTTTGCTGTGAGGCGGTACTTTAGATCGTGATCAACTGAGTTTATTTGATAGTAGAAAGTAGCTTTTATCTCGCCTTTTTATTTTCGAGACGAATGCAGTTTTTGCACTACTACAATTAGTCGCTTTGATGCTGTTGGGCAATGCAAGCCTCTTTGCATCCCCCCGTTCGCTATTAACGATAACAAAATTGCGTGGTAGGTTGAAAGTGACAGATTCCACCTCATTACCATTTCTGAAAGATAACCCAAATAGTCCCTCCCCAATAAACTTTTCCTTCATTGGCGGATTGACAGTGTACTTTTCTGGCATTTCTGTCGCATAAGGTCCTCTCAGGCATACGATGCCTGTATATTCTGGCAGTAATGTTGAAACCTTTATCATGTAATTGTACGGAAGATCCATCAACATAGCGCTCGCGCGACGTTGGCTCGGGTCGCAGCCTGATATCAACAGGCCTGACGCAGCCAAAAACATAACACCACTAACTTTCACAACGAAACTCCTACTGAATAACCAGCCAACGTTTTCAACGTTAACGGCAGTCGAACGGAACGCTGAACGTGAGACGTATTATCAATAACAGAATGGGACAGCTAACCACGATTAGGAGAAGTCGAACCCCCTGCAAACGGCTGCTTTTGAGTGGCCCCCATGAGAAGCCGCAACGTCCGCCAGTGGGCGTTTGCGGACCGTCCGCTTCCGGAAGGTCGCTTGGCGGCCCTCGAATGTCGCATTGTGGTGGTTAGGCGACCGTCCGCTTCGGGGAGCCAACCGCAGAGAGCGGACTGTTTCAAAATGAGGTGGCCAAGTGGGCGGCGTAATCAGGCAAGTGTATGCCAAGCTCGTCGAAGTGCAGCATCGTTTTCGCTGGCACCATGAACAGAGTCGACACAGCCAATGCTTTAACAGCGACCCTGCGAGCCCTTGGTGATAATCGTTCCCATAGCCAGCCCGCCGTGAAATAGAGCGGCACTAAGGCCAGCCACCCCCAAATCAATCCCGTGACGGTTGAAAAATGATTGTGCACGATATTACCCGACCAGAACGCCGATAAGCACCAACCCAAGCCGAAGTAGCTTCCCCAGATAAGATTCGTGCCCCACTGACCCGCCAAGAGACCGAAAATCGTCGTTGGGACAATCGAGCAGACGAGCAGCGGCACTACTACGAAAAGGGCGCGAAAACGTGATTTGCTAAGGTCCGGCATGCCAGGAACGATGTTGCTTCCTATTCAAAACAGCAACCGTGAATGTCGGCTTTCGGGAACAGCCTCAAGCTCACCTACGGCAACACCTGGGCGTTTGCGGACCGGCCGCTTTTTCATCGGTCGGCTTGGTCACCCAGCCGTTGCCGTCCAAGAGTAGGCGTTGTCGGCCGCCGCCGCCGGAACGAACGCTTTGTCGCGACCGGAGGCGCAACGCGCCTTGGAACTGGCGGCCCCATTTCCATGACGATCTCAACCGGGACCGTGATGAACAGCGCGCTACGATCAGGATCCCAATCCGCCATGCCTGCGGCGATCGCGTCGGCCTGCGCGTCCTGGAGCGTTGGTCGCCAAGGGCCGACCGGCTTGTTCAACATCATCAACCCGTAGCGTTTTACCGGCCGTTCGCATGCGACCTTGTTCATGATGAACGCTTCCTCCGCTTAAGGATGTCCCTGCTGACGGCGGCAAAAATGTCGGTTGTCCGTTCGATCCCGGCCGCGTGATAGATCCCGTTCAATGGCGGGTTGATACTCGCCCCCGCGTCGATTGCCTCGCGTCCCTCGCATGGCCGATCGATCGCCGCTCGCCAGAACTCGTCATAGAGCGCCCGATCCGCGTCACCGACCGCATAGAGATAGGCAAGCGCCAGCCGGATCCCCGGTGACGGCGGAGCACGGACCTTGCCAACGTCCCACGCCGCTGCCTCCAACACATGCAACGCTTTGATCTTCAGTGATTCCCGAGACAACCGCATCGCCCTATATAAGAACATATATAGAACGGCTCAAGCCGGTTCGTTAGGTTGCGACGATCCAGATCGTTAGGGCGATGACGACGATCGCGGCGGCAATCGTCGCTCGCTGGATCCATCGACGCTCGACCGTCTGCTCGCCGGCCGGGACAAGAATCTCGATTCGCGTGACGTCCAGCTCATCGTGACCGACTCGCGTCCCTTCAACTCTCACGCGACGTCCAATCATCCGTCGCGCGCGCCGTGGCGCGGTGATCCGCCAACGTTCACCGTTAAGGCGGACGAGGCCGAGCGAGCGGCCGTCATGATCGAGCCGGCCGATCTCGACGTGATAGGTTTCGGGCTGCATCGACCGCCCATGCCCGACCGGCCGCCGGCGGGCCAGCCCCGTCGGACGCCCCCGACTTGCGGACCTAAATCGATCGCTTTTCCCCCCGCCTCGCCTGCCCGCTTTTCGTGCCGCTTTTACTGCACCTTTTCACCCCATCCGGTGGGGCTCGAAACCCGCGCACGGCGGGCGGTTCTTACGCGTCCAGTCGCGGGTTGGCCGTACTGCGGATTACTGCACCCTCGACCGCTTTTCAGGCGAGTTGGGCAATTTGTTGATCAGGGCTCGCAAAAGACACATTTTGTGCCTCACGCGGCGCTAGCGAGCCACCCTGATGACGTTGCGTCTGGACCTACCCTCGCAGGCGAAGCACGGCAGAATTCGCTTGCTCCCCTCGGGGAGCCTCGGGGCGGCGTAGCCGCACCGTCGACAGCACGACCGGAAGCCCCGCTGAAGCAGGGGTGAAGGGTTTTCGCTGTCGATCCATCAAATTGCGCACGCCGAAGGCGTTCATCATTCCCTTTCAATACTACCGGTTATGGATTCTTACCTTTCAGAGGAACCGCGTTAGTTTCATCGACGGCCATGCCGAGGCGAGCGAACCAGGCCGCCAAATTCGGGTCGGTGAAGCGCATCGCCATCTCTTCGCGGCGAGGCTGGCTTTCGAGCATGCGTTGCAGCTCGGCTGCGTCACCGGCACGGCGATCGGCGTCGTCGACGGGAACCGGGGCCTTGCCGCGCATACGCGCGACCAGCGCACGCGCCTTCGCCGGCAGATCGAGCCGATAGGCGTTGCTGATCTGACGAACTTGCGGCCCACGGCCGGGGTTGTCGACAGGCTCCGTGCGCCTGATCCAATCAATGATGCCGTGCTGCTTCAGAGCGGCGAGCGCCTTGCAAACTGCGCTAGGTGCACGCTTTACCCGCTCGCAAATCGTCGCGATTGCCGGATCAAGTCGTCCAGTTCGGCGGCAGACCATGGCATACAAGGCCTCAAGTATCTCGATGCCAATGTGACCAAGTGGCCCGTTGCGCTTCCCCGCCTCCTTGTGGGTACGATTATACGACTTCGCCGCCGTCATGCGCGCGAAGATCTCGCTCTTGGGGATCGGCTTGTAGAACCGGTCTTCCCGCTCGCCGACATTGTAGCTGCTACGCCGCACCGGCTGGAAAGTCCGGCGCGCTTTTGCTGCCACTCCGGTAGCAATTTCGAAGACGGAGCGCGCCGTCATGCTGCCGCTCCCATCGTCCGGAAGCCTAGCGGCGCTTGCCCTCCAAGAGGGCTTCGGCCGGACGCAAACCGTCGAGCAGCATGTCCGCCCATTCCTGCGCCAGCGCGCGCCGGCGCGGCATGTACGCCGCCCGGTTGTACTTGCTCTCCACACCACTTGGCAGGTGCGCCAGCATCAGGTCGATGATCGCGCGATCCGCCGGACGGTCGAGATCCTGCGCATGTCCATTCATGATTGTCGAGAAAGTCGACCGCCATCCGTGCGGCACGTGACGGCCGCGATACTCCGGCAGACGGTTGTAGAGATAGCCGACCGCGTTTTCGCTCATGGGTCGATGAACGTTGCGCTCGCTGGGGAAGACCACCTTGCTCTTGGCGCTGAAGGTGCGGGCAACCGTCAGCACCTCGACGGCCTGTCGTGCCAATGGGACGAGGAAGTCGTACCGATCGTTTTGCTTGCGCTCCACAATCAGCTTCATCCGCTCCGCCGGAACATGCCAAAGCGGTGCCGGCCCATCCAGATCGGATAGCTCGGTCCATGGAAGAAACCGCACGACGCCGGGACGAACAGCCGTCAGCGCGATGAAGCGGGACATGAGTTTCGTGATCGGATGGGCGAACGATTCCTCGGCCGCCACCAGCAGCGCTTTTGCTTCCTTGATAGTCAGGAGCGCCGGCTGTCGTCCCTTGATCAAGGGCTGCAACGCTCCGACGACGACAGCGGCCGGGTCGCTGGTCGCCTTGCTGTTCGCGATTGCGTAGCCGAATATTGCCGAAATCCGCTGCCGCACACGGCGCGCCGTCTCGATCGCGGGCCGCGCCTCGATCGCCCGCACGATCGCCAGCACCTGATCCGACCGCACCGTCGCGATATCCAGCGCTCCGATCGTGGGAAACGCGTGAGTCTCCAAACTGTGCAGCACGTCCGCCGAGTGTGTCTCTGACCAGATCGCCTTTTGAAGGGCATGCCACTCCCGCGCGATCGTCTCGAACTGTCGAGATCGATCGATTTCCCCGGAAAGTGATTTTCCGGAGACTGACGGATCCAGCCCGGCTCGCAGCACGCGGCGCGCCTCCTCGGCCAAGCGACGCGCTTCCTTCAGTCCAACCTGCGGGTAAGGTCCGAAGGTGAGAAGCTTTTCCTTCTTCTCGAACCGGTATTTCATTCGCCACGAGCGGAAGCCGGACGTCGTAACCAGCAGGAAAAGCCCTTGGCTGTCGGAGAGCTTGTAAGGCTTCGCCCGCTTCTCGGCCGACTTGCACTGGATATCGGTCAGCAT